TGTTTTTGTTGATGCTGATCATAGTGTCACCTATATTGATGGTGGTGTTGAAAAAACCGTAAGTAGTATTATCTCTGTTAATTATCAACAACACGAAATTAATTTAAATGATGCAAAACGTGAAATTGATATTTTAAAACCGGAATACTTAGAAATAATTTTCCGCGACAATAAGGAAAATATGAAGTATGAGACTTCAAGTCAATATATTGACGATAACCTTAAGAAGACAGAAAACCCCAGAATCATTGCTCCTCGATAGAGCGACCCTGGGGCGTGAAAAATGCCGGAGAATTTTTTACCGCTTTTTTGTAATCAAAAAGCGGTTTTCAAATCACTCCTCAGCAAGTTTGGCAAAGTAGGACAGTGCATCATCCTCATCCTCACTAGTATTGGAGGGTGTGATATCAGGGTCATTGAAACCACCGTCAGAAGACGCAGGAGGCGTCGAAGACTTGAAGTCTGGGGTGAATGATCCACGACCCTCAGACTCGTCTTCCAGGTCCTCATTGACGCGACTACGGGAGGGTGCATTACCCAGAACATAGTCCAGACGCTTCTTCAGTTCATCGTAAGACTTGAACTGATCAGGAGCAACCAATTCTGCAAGAGAGTATTCTTTCTTCCAGATGGCTTCCATTGCGTCGTCATCATCAAGGAGTGCAGACTGACGATCAAACTCAGAACTATCATAGTTCCAGTAACCAGCAACCTTTTTGATCTTCAGTTTGAAGTTTGCACCAACCCAGAAGTCGAAGGGGTTGATAGGATCCTCATCTTCAAATTCAGGTTGCATTGCAGCAGTGATCTTGTCAAAGATCTTCTTACCGAACTTGTAGAGGAACACCTGACCTTCATTGTGAGGATTGGCAGAATCCTTCACTACATAGATGTTGGCGTAGTAGGAGAGTTTACGTTTCTGTTTACGAGCAATCTCCTTATCGGACTCAATACCAGAGTTCCAGAGTTGAGAGTTGTGTTCAGACACGGGATCCTTCTGACCCAGAGTGGTCAGAGAATTCTCGATAAACCAACCACCAGTTCCTTGGAAGGCGTGAGTGTAGAGTTTCGCCCAAGGCAGGTCTTCACCATCGGGGGCAGGCAGGAAACGGATAACGGCGTAACCATTACCAGCTTTATCAACTTCAGGTTTCCAGAGACGATCGTCTCCACTACCAGAAGTCTTGTTCATTTTTTCCACCTGCTGCACCAGTTTGGCAGTCAGAGAACCAAGGTTGGATTGTTTTTTAAGATTAGAAAAAGACATGGATTAAATCGGATTTGGCTTGTGTTGTGAACACCCCTGAATAATACTACGTATCCTCAGAGGCGTCAAGTTCTCCGTCACGGACTTTTCTCAGAGTTTCTTTCATATTCGTAAACACCTGTTCCACTGATGCACCTGGTGGCATACCAAGTAGTGCAAGAGAGTTTTTCATATCTTCTACAATCTGATGTGCCTTCGGATCGTCAGACAGTTTCATGCGAGTATACATGAGTTGTTGTTTCTCCAACAGAGTTTCCAACAGTTCTAATTGTTCTTGTTGTTCTTCTTCATTCAAAGAGGGGAATCGCATAAATCCTCTCTGCAGATCAACTTGCAAATCCTCGATGTCCTGCATTCCTTTGCGGACGAAATCAGATTTAAAAAACTCACTCACAGTGCGACTCTCCTTAAAATTTCTTTATATTTTTGGGTATCGATATTATTTAACAGAAACGGTTTATACTTGTCAACCTTGAGACTTATGGTTTTCCACACAAAATCATCAAGTTTACCGTCAAAATCTTTCTTGTAAGACAGGATAGCATCGAGAATAATCAATGACTCTACAGATACATTTTTTCTCAGATGTTCTTTAACAAGGATGGGATGACTACCACTCTGGCATTGAAACACAGAGTTGAAGTCTTTACCATCAAACAACTGTTCCATCTCCTGTCGGAACACATAACGCAGACTCTGCACTTTCTTTTGCCAAGTATGATATTGTTCCTCTCCTACCTGAATGATCTCACCAATCCACATCTTCTCTGGATTGTCACATTGTGAAAAGATTGCGGTGAAATAATCAACGATCTCTCCGTCTTTTTTCTGACGGGACATCTTTTCAAAAAAATATTTGTCCTTTCTCTTATTGAAAGAGGCGGTAGACGCTCGCGTCTTACCGCCGTACTTGAAGTAATCGAAGTTATCCTTCGTGAAATGATTTTTGAATGCTAGATAAGTCCTATAGCAATCAAACGCAGTCATAAGGGCAGTCTTGCGCGTGATGTTTTTTTGAGGAAATTGAGTTCCTGAGCTTCCCATTTCAGTTTCTCCTTCAGAGGTTTTGAAATGAGTTTGGGCACTGAATCCAGTTCGATCGCATTCTTTTCACAATAGTAGATGATTGCATCAATATAACTCATTTTGTCGTTAGAGACAATACCTTCGATCTCCTGTGCGAACCTTGCGGAACACAAGAACTTCTTTTCTAGAGCCTTGTTGATGTCATCCATTAACCACCATTCTGTTTTCGACAAAGTTTTTAACATAATTCACCAAGAGTTTAATAAAGTCACTTTTGTTGCGTTTATCATAAATTTGAACCTCACCACCAGGAGTTACCATAATTGTAATGAGTTTCTTGACAGGAATGCCAGTCAATTCGTAATACATGCACGCATATGCAGTCTCTTGGACAAAGTATTGTTCAATCCATTTTTCAGGTTTGATTTTGTCGGATGTCTTGAAGTCAATGACTGCAAGTTCTCCTTCATACTCTGCGATACAATCCACTCGGCCTGCAAGTCCCAGATACTCTGAGTACAAAGTCCTTTCGATTGCATGGATTGTACCTATCTTATCAAGATAAGGTTTTGCGTGGTGGAACATGAACTGAGTTGCGGGAAGATAGTCATCCCATTTCAACTCTCTGTTTTCTAGATACGCCTGAGCGGCTTCGTGAAAATCTGTGCCCCTTGTTGTGGCTCTTTTTGTAATACGATTGGCTTCCTTATCACCTACCCGTTGTCTCCACTTAATGAAAACATCTCTGTTGTAGAAACTGGTGACTGAAGTAATAGAAGGCACCCAATCACCATTGGGTAACTTATATAGGCGCATTCCATTGGTCTCTTTTTTATCTAACTCAAGATCACCGAGGTGATTTTCAACAATGAACATTACATACCTAGAGCAAGTTTCCTAATGAGATACTCCCGTACAAGACCAGAACGAACGATGTCATTGACATTGAACTCGACCATCTGGAAGAGTTCAGGCATCTGTTCCAGGATCTTCATGAAGTCCAGGATGCCATTCTTTTCATGAGTCTTCTGCAAGTCTGTCTGAGTTGCGTCACCACAGAAGATGATCTTACAATCTTCACCACAACGTGTGATGATAGAGTCAAGTTCATGGAAGTTGAGGTTCTGACACTCATCAACCAGAACGATAGCTTTGTCAATCGTAGTACCACGAATGAAAGAAGTTGACCAGAACTTTATAGTCTCCTGCATTTTCAGGTTACCATACAGCATTTCAAAGTCAGCATCAGTAGCCATCTCAAACATATATTTTACCATATGTTTGTATGGAATTTGGTATAAAGACGACTTGTCTTCATGGTCACCAGGAAGGAAACCAATCTCTCGCGTCGAAACAAGAGAGCGAACCACATACACTCTATCGTAAGGAGTGTATTGATCAAGCACATCCTTCAATGCAAGGTACATTGCAACGAACGTTTTACCTGTTCCAGCTGCACCATATGCAAAAATATTCTTACCCTCTTTGTATGAATCAAAGAGAACTTTTTGATTGTCCGTGATCGGTTCAATTTTTGTCAACAGATCAGTGTTGATCGGTTTCTTTCTCTTCATTTGTTTCGCGGTCATTCCGACGCCAATAGGTGAGTTTCCTTTTCTTGCCATTAGTGATTGATTTTGGTAACGCGGGCTCCTGGTGCTTTGGATGCTTTATGAAGTACATCATTCCATCCTGGGTTTTTGGCGATAAGTCTATCTCGCCATTCACCTATCTCTGTACACGCAGGTGCAGTTGAAGGATCAGACCAGTCTCTCTGCCAGTCTGGGTTATTTTCACACCATTGAGACCACTCTGTGATACTCATCTTCACTTCTTTCTGTTCACCAGTTTCTTTGTTAATTACAGGATATGTTGCCATGTTTTGGATCTTACGTAGTTTTATTTAGACCCACTCAAGGGCTTCTGAGACAGTAGGAAACTGTTCGATGAATACTTTCTTAGCATTCTCTGCGACCTGCATGTGTTCCTTCTGAGTACCATTGGCAGTCCTCAGAGTGATGTAATGGATCCATGACCTACATGAACCTGTCATATAGATTTTGGTGGGCGTACAGAGTGGAAGCACATTTCTTGCACACTCCT